TGAAAAAGCCATATCTTACTCCTGTTTCCTATTCGATAATCTACAACGCCACACGCCGCTTAGTCGTCCCTTATGAGTTTACGATCTGTTTTGCTGTATCAGTCACTACAGTCGTTACACCCGCTTCCGAATATTCTGTGGTTTGAGCCGAAGCTTCACCCTGACGTCTGGCTATTTCTCGCTCTACTTCTTGCTTACGCTCCATAGCCATCGTGTATGAGGAACTACCTGCCTCGTACATTTGAAGCTCTTCATTTATTCTTGAAAGAATGAACTGGAGATCTGCCAACGCATAACCTGCGAACCTTTCGGCTGAAGCAATACGACCCATAAATCCGCCATCTACCTTCGTGTCACCAGTAGCCTCCATGTACGCAAGCATGTTTGCTATATCTGACATTGCGTTTTTTGCACCGTCTTGCGAACCTGCGTACGTAGCTTCGACATATCCAGTGTCATCCGTACCAACTATAACAGATATGTTTCCGTCTTTTGTTAAGTATGTATGAATAGAACCTTCCAATTTGTCGGATACTTCTCTTGGCATCATCGAGATCATCTGGTCGATTGAATTAGCTGCTTGCTCTGAAAATGCAAAAGACTTTGCGTCTTCCATAGACGTAATAACTTGGAACGGTTTTATGTTTTGTGTGTAGCTGCCAGTTACATCTGCAACCCCACCTTTGTAATCGTATGACAAAAAGCGGCGACCATCTGAACGTCTGCTAAATCTATTCTCATTGTACTGGTAGTTACCAACTACGTCGCTGTACGTTGAGGCTTCGTCTGCTGAGACGTCATCTGCGCCCTCTGCCGAGCTTTCCGCTTCGTTACTATTACTGCTACTACTATTGCTAGTACGGTTAGTGCTAGTACCAGTAATGGGTTTACGTCCTGTACTGCTTTCTCCATCGCCACCTCCAAATGTAAATTTTCCACCAGTTGTAAACATGCTTCCATCACCATCTTTATCGAAAAAATTGTTGACGGCTTTTGCGCCCAAATAACCTACTGGATTGGATATAAGTGCTGCTACGTTAGCTACTGTTGAGAATGTGCTATTACCTTTGACTAATGCGTTTGTCCCATAGCTATTATTATTTGCTGTTAAAAAACTTCCATCGCCATCGGCATCAAGAGCGTTCCAAAGATACCCGCTATTGTTGTTCGAGGTAATATTCATTTGCTGACCAAATATGTTGGTCGTAGCCCCAAACCTATCAGTGCTTGTCCACATTGATCCGTCGCCATCACGGTCGAATGGGTTCTTTAATCTGTTAGCTGCTCTTTGGGCTTCGGTAAGTACGCCTCTACCTGAGATACCAGCTTCGCCACCGTCTGCTGCCTCCGACACGCCGATTGTTTTACCTGTGGCTGGATCGACAGTCAGAATAGACGTGTAGTTATTTGTAAATTCGTCGTCGCCTTTATTTCGATCACTGTCATAAGTTGTGCCGTCTGTATTTGTGCCGCTTATGTTTGGATTTGAGTTGCTTGTATCTATCTTGTCATCTTCACCAACTGATGCGTTCCAGCTATCAACCCAACTCTGGTTAGTTGGTGCAAACTCAAGAAGACCAGTGTTAGGGTTTCTAGTTCCCGCACCAATCTTTTTTAAAATTTCTACTTCATCTGGTGTTACGTGAACAAGTTGCGTATCCCCATTCCGACCCATGTCAGAAAGGGCTTTCGCCATTGCTCTCATTTGGTCTGAGGATAGCTCATTAGACATTAGTTATTACCGCCGCTAGAGTTACTTCGATGTCTTGCAAGCTGCTTTGTGAAGTAACTTGAAAGCCAATTTCTTTAGACGTTGTTGACGCATTGATTGAGATTGAAGCTGTTAAGTTTGTTTCATTTAAAGCAGAGCTTACAGCTACCACGTCACCAGCAGGCTGGCCGTTAATTGTAAGTTGAATGTTGCACGAACCAGAGCCACATTTTGCTGCCACAGCGTCAATGCGTACGTTTTGCTTAAAGGCACGAGTTACAGTGTAGTCGCCGTTTGATATGCTACCTGATTGCGTAAAGAAAAAACTTCTTGTTGCAAAAGTATCTGGCAACTGAGCGATTGGAAGTTTACCAGTGGCATCTAAACCTGCAACACCGTCAGCAGCACCAATAAAAGTTTTTGGTACAAGAGCCGTAAAGTCAACGTTCGCAAACTCAAGTCCACCACCTGTTGAGTTCACACGCAAGAACTGTAGAGCATTTGTTGTTGTGAACGCAGGGATACCCGTGTCTGGACTGGTAAGAAGCCAACCCGTACCGTTATAAAACTTTAGAACATTTGGCGAAGCCGCTGTATCAACCCACATATCACCAGCATTGGCAGCTTGCGGTTGAGAAGGGCTAACGTAAACGCGGCCTCGATTTGCTAGTAGTTCAGTAACACCCTCAACTTTTGCACGAGGTATGTCGGCGTCTTGGATTGAGAGCTTGTCAAAAGGTATCAGACCGTCTGCGTTTGTGAACTTATCTTCAGTCATTAAACCCGAGACACGAACTTGTGAGGTATCTTCTACAATAATAAAAGTAACAAGATCGCCCGAAATTAAGGCAGAAGTAAAAGTAATGGTAGAGTTTGCAGGTTGTTGCGTATAGTCATTTGTACCGCCAGACCTTTGTAAAACGCCGTTTCGGTAAACAAGAACTTTTTGATCTTCGCCATGCACAAAAGGGAACACGGCTTGTGATGTACCAGCGATTACGTCTTCACGAATAAAGCCACTGTCGTTAGCAGATTGAACTTTATAGATTGTAATAAGATCACCAGCTTGTGTTCCAGTGCTTAATGTTACGGTATTATTTGCCGAGCTATTGGTATAAGCAGAGGCTGCTTGAAGCCCACCGTTGATATATATGACAATGGCGTCTGCATCCTCGTGAATATAATTAAATTCAGCCGTACCAGTAGGGTATTCTATATAACCATTACTATCAGCTTCGTTTATGACAAAATCTTGTCTAGCAGAAAATAAAGGCGCACCGATTGTTCCAACATCCGAACCTGACACACCACGTATTTCAGACAGTGTAGCAAGTGCTTGCCAACCTTCTTCGTTTTCTGTGTACTCACCAACACGGTACTCAAGACCATTAACGTTGTCTTTTCGTAATTCAACAGGGGCTTTTAGAATACCCTGATTATCAAACAGCTTCCTTAAAAGTTCAGATAGTGTTTGGTCGCCAAGCTCACTTGAGTTTATATATCGAACTATGTTCTCAACATCTGCTCCGATATTACCACTCGACGTATGATTTCCAGGATATAATACCTTAAGGCGTGCCATCTTTATTTCTCCTTGTGCATTAGAAAGGCAAAACTGATTATCGTTACTTCGCTATCAACGTCTTGATCTTCAGTTCTAAATCGGAGGCGAACCCCCCTAAATACGTGGTTGAAGGGAAACGAGTAGTCGCTTCTCAATGGAGCGTCACCCCAGTGCAGATCGCCCTCCAGTTTATCTAAGTTGACCTCAAGCGAGGCCATCATTCTGTCTTGATCGTCCAGTGCTTCGACAAAAAAACGTCCTTTGCCCGATGCTTGTAGTAAAAAAGTATGCGTACGCTTGGTGCTTATAAAGTCTCCCAGCCACAAAACGGGAGTTTCAGCAACCATTTGTGATCGCCGTAAATCTGCAAGTCCCGTATCTTGGTCAAACGTTCTGTCCGTACTCTCGTATACGCCATCGGCTGTTCCGAACATAAGTCGTCCGCCTAGAAACGTTCCGCACCTTGGGAGCAAGGTGTCGCCTAACTGAAAATTTACGAGTTCGTAACCAGCACGGAAGTTCATAGAAAGCCGTACGGATTGCTGACCTCCTGGGCGGGGGAAGAACACGTGATACGTTTGCGTATCTGGATCGTACACAGCCGATATTTGTCTCGGGTCTGGTGTAGTTTTTACAAGCTCTTGGTACAAAGGCTCGATGTCATCAGAAAGAGAGGCTTCCGCAATCGTTATACCGTTCTGTTCAGAACGCATGATCGAGTGGATACCGCGACGTGAACAGAATATAAGATCAGACCCAGCGTTTACAATTGTGTTGTGCGAAATACACCCGATACGCAAATTGGCTCTACTGTCTAGTTGCCACTGCTCGAAGTCTGGGTCGATAATGTAAACAAGCGTCTGGTCTTTTGTAAACACTGCAAGTCTGTTTGCCTCAAATGAACCAAGGCCAATAATTTCATCTGCTGTACCAATAAGGTTTGAAATGTCTATAAAAGCAGCACGTGTTACTTCTTCGGTAATCGCCTCTTCTTCTAAAAATATATCGGGATTATCAACACGACTAAATTCTACAACTGTTGGCCTGTCTCTAAATCCAGACACCGCCATACGTCTTTGTATAGGAACTCCGAACGAAGGTTTAATAGATGCAGTTGCAGTTGAGAATTGAAAGCCGTCGTACCTATACATTCGAGTGTCATCACAGAAAATATGTACCTGACCTTGAAAGTTTGTCATGGTAACAATCGCATCTTTCGGAAATGCTTCGTCTACCCTATGACCTCTGTCTGATGCTAAGTGCGTACTGGCTGCGTCTTCTTCGGCGTAACACACGCCTTCTCGATTATAGAAGCGTAACGACTTTACAGGAAAGCGGTTGGAGCCACTATGTAAAAAGAATTTTGGGTCGCGGATTAACTGACCGCGATAGTCAACGAAACAGTTATCAAGCAACCAAAAGTTCTGTTGCTCTTGTGTCTCCATAGCAGCAATGTCGCGTGAACGGTCGATGCCACGAAAACCATAATAGGTCGTGGCCTGACTGTTTACCGCTATTGGTGCATAGGCTAATCTTGCCATTATCTATACCGCTTGTTGCTGCCACCGTCCTTGATATTGAACTCGATTTTTTTATTACCGATGTCACGCTCAAGTAATGTGTCTGTTAAATTGGCTTGGTATAACTGCAAAAACACCATAGCCTTTTCGCTTCCTTGCTGGATAAAGTAGTGGGCTGTAAGACCATCAATCATTACAAGATCTGGTATATCTCGGCACTCGGTTGGGTCGTTATAGTAATCTATGTCGCCACCAGTCCAATAAGGATGACGCCTGACTTCTTCTACAACTCGGTTCGCAAGCTCTATGAACATCATCATTACTTCGCCATCGACACGGGAAGGAGAATAGTTACCAGCCCTTGTAAGCGCAGATCGCACCAAGTCTTCGAGTGGTGTGTTTTTCTTTTGACCAGCCGCAAATGGTTTTACAACGCTTTTCTCTGCTGTGGACACTGTGGTTGCAGCAGCACTGCCAGCAGTAGCACTACTTGTAGTGCCAACAGCGGTATTGCCTGCATTAGCAGTACCAACAGTAGTAGTTGTGCCTGATCCACTAGAACTTGATGAAGAGCTTCCGTAACTCATTAATCATCCTCATCTGGTATAATTCTGCCTGACCAAATGTGATGGTGCTTCATTGCCATATCTAAAAGGTCGCTAGGTATTTTCCATCTGACGTACGCACGTTGAATGTCCCACGAACCTTTGATCTTTATGTCGTCGCCCAACCTAATATCCCATGCACCGTTTTCTGGCTCAGAAGAAATCCACATAGAATACTGTGGTTTAGGTGCAGCAGCCTTTTTAGGTGCAGCTTTTTTTTCTTTTTTGGGCTTAGGCGCTTCTATATTATCCTCAGTCCATGCTTCGTTTTCTGGTGTATTGGGATCGTCAGCGATAAAATGTCCGTCCTTAGTACGGGCGCGTTTTCGTGCCATGTGAAACTCCTAGATTGATCTGTATTATTTATGGGGGTTTTTAGGGATACTGTCGTCCCATGCGAAAGGGCGGCATAAGCCGCCCCTTGCTTTTCTCGAACTGTTTGGCTTAAGCCAAGTTTGACCAGTTCTTGATGTATGTGTGAACTTTGTCTTGCAAAAGCTCCAAACCGCACTCGGTTAGGTACTCGTGCTTGACAGCATCCGCGTCGGCTGACTGACGATCGCGCAACAATTGCGTATCTCGTCCGTCCATGTGACGATACTTCAAGAATGGAAAGTCGATGATGACAGCCGCGTTGTCCATTCCTGGAACTTGGCGGAACTGTGGGTGTAGATGAACCATTAAATCACCAGCGAACGTGGTGTATTGAGTTAAGTTCACTCCGTACGCACCTTCAACTGCTGTTGGTTGCCATCTGTCTTTACCCATCTTCTGTAGGTGTCCAGCAACTTTTGCGCCACAAAACATAATCTTTTGTTTTGAACCAAAAGCAAAGACATCTTCGATAAGTGCTCGATCAAACTGGTCTTCAGTCATTGAGTTAGACGCTGTTGAACGGTCAATCACGTTCGACATCGTGTTAATCAAACCACCAGTAAAACGTAGTGGCTGTGCTGTAGACCCATTTGCTTCGTGCTTTTTACCAAAGAACATGGCTCGCTCAATATCTTGCATGTGCAATTTAAGAGCTTTGGTAGCCATTTCGTCCTCTTTATCCCCAGTACGCAAGTTCGTTGCACGCAACGTCTCTGTTACTGTGAATGAAGTACGGAAGATTTGTGTAAAGTTAGAAGCCACAGTCGCATCAAAACTCACTCCTGTTGGTGAGTTCGCACCTTCTTCGTAGGCTGTGCCTGCGATGAAGAGCTTTGCATCATCTGCGATTGTGTGTGACGTACCGCCGATGTTACGCTCAACTGTAAGACCAGTTGCCGTACTATCTGCCGTACACCGCATTACTTCGCCAGTTTCGCTGTTCACGATGATTGTGCCTTTTACGGCAAACAAGTTATCGTTACCTGCGTCAATGTTGATAGCGGTTGTTGATGCAGATGCAACTGCACCATCCACAGTCAATGCTCTCTCAGGAAGTTCGTCTCTGAAGTTCTTGAACTCAGGGTCATCCGTACTTTCGGAGGAAGTCATTGATAGAAGAGCGTTTAACGGGGCATTACCGTTTGGCTCCAGGAGCGTAAAAAGCTCTCTATAGTTCTTGGGGCGAAAGTCAGTATTAAACTCACCTGTTCCCCGCAATCCTTGTAACGCTGCCATAGCAGTATCCTTTCATAGCAAGGTGTTTCGATATTATGTGCGAGGTACGCAAGTTAGACGCGGAGATCACGCCGTCCTTCTCTTGTCCCAGTTTGTTCGGTTTATGGGGCCGTAGCGCCTGCCGTACAGGAGCAATGTACGACAGGCTCGGGCAGTTGTCGTCCCTATCCTCGGGTGCGACCTTGTTGTATGGCTTGACCCATAGCTCGCGCTGAAAGCCTAGCCATGTCATCATTTTTAACCGCGCCAGATTGACTTACTGCTGGCCCTTTATTTGGAGCCTGCATAAAAGCCTGACGTCGTTGCTGAACCTCTTGCAGCCTTTGAAGCTCTGGCCCATTCTTTGCGTTCTTGAAGTCCTGCATAACTTTGTTTGTTAAAGCCTTGTCTGCAAAATCTTCTGCCGTGTAGCCACGCTCCCCTGCAAACGCCATGAATAGTTTAGCGTCGCTGTCTGGTAAGCCTGCTGCCTGCTGTGCGCTATCAAGGTTATTTGATATTGCTTGGCGAACCATGCCTGCTCTATCTTGACCCGCTTGCTGCGCAGCGTTCATTCCTGTCTGGGCATTTTGCTGACTAGCTTGAAGGACTTTTGCCATTTGTGCAGTTTGTTGCTGCAACATACCACGCATACGCTGTATTTCATCAAGACCCTCTCTATATCCTGGGGGAAGGCTGATTGCGTT